TGAGAGCAAACTAAATAACTCTATGCTTTATCAGAAGATAATAATAAGAAATGCCTGATACAAGGGGAGTTTTTGGTGTATTTGATACTTATCATAGTAAACTAGAAGATGAGTGGACTCCACTAAGTGATGTCTGGATATCTCCATCACCATCAGAAGTAGCAAATACTGGTTATTTTGGTGGTGGATTTGTCATATTTACAACGATGGATAAAGTCACCTATTCTAATGATACGAGAACAACAATTCCTGGTGCTGCTTTAACTATTGCTCGTGGTTTTATTGCCGCATCAAGTTCCTCTACTGCAGGATACTTTAATGGTGGTGGATTTTTTCCAGGATCATCAGTTTATTCAATAGTAGAAAAAGTAACTTATTCAACTGATACTACTGCAGCAGTTCCTGGTGCTGTTATGAGTGCTAACCGATGGGATCACTCTGCAACAGGAAACTCAACTGCAGGATATTTTGGTGGTGGTCAAATTACTAATATAGCAATAGCATCCATAGATAAGATTACCTATGCATCAGACACCACAGCACAAGTTCCTGGTGCATCATTAAGTGCTGCTCGTCGTTCTCTTGCTGCAACAGGATCTTTAACAGCAGGATATTTTGGTGGTGGTAGTCCTGGTCCATTTTCAACAATGGATAAGTTAACTTATGCTTCAGACACAACAGCAGCAGTTCCTGCATCTAACCTAAGAATTGCACGTTTTTATCCTGCGGCAACAGGATATTCAGAAGCAGGATATTTTGGTGGTGGACTTAGTGTTGGATCATTATCAGCAATAGATAAAGTAACTTATTCAACAGAAACTACCATAGGGGTTCCTAGTGCGGTATTAAGTGCTGCTCGTTATGGTCTTGCTGCAACAGGATCTTCAACAGCAGGTTACTTTGGTGGTGGAGATACTCCTGGACCTTCTCCCAATTTTTCAACAATGGATAAGTTAAATTATTCATCTGATGTAACAACAGCAGTTCCGGGTGCAAATTTAAGTACTGCTCGTTATTATCTTGCTGCAACAAGTGCTAGAGCAAATTCACTACCAGTAGCAATTCCAGGATCATCACCATCAGGACCTATAACAAGATTTAGTGATAATCTTTCAGTTCCAAATACTGGATACTTTGGTGGTGGGTCTGTTGCTCGATCAACAATGGATAAAATAACTTATTCTAATGATATAACAGTAGCAATTCCTGGTGCAAATTTAACTGTCGGACGTACCGCTGCCGCCACTAGTTCCGCAACAGCAGGATACTTTGGTGGTGGTTTTGTTCCTGCTACACCTAATCAATTTTATTCAACAATGGATAAGGTTACTTATGCATCAGACACCACAGCACAAGTTCCTGGTGCAGCATTAAGTGTTGCTCGTAGTAGTCTTGCTGCAACAGGATCTTCAGCGGCAGGATACTTTGGTGGTGGGGGTTCTCCTGGTCCACTATCAACAATGGATAAGGTGACTTATGCATCAGACACCACAGCAGCAGTTCCTGGTGCATCATTAAGTTCTGCTCGCGGTAGTCTTGCTGCAACAGGATCTTCAACAGCAGGATACTTTGGTGGAGGTACTCCAACTCCAGCAGTATCAACAATGAATAAGTTAACTTACTCAACAGATACCACAGCACAAGTTCCTGGTGCAGCATTAAGTGCTGCTCGATATGCTCTTGCTGCTACAGGATCTTCAACAGCAGGATACTTTGGTGGTGGTACTGTTTTTCCTTCCAGCACAAGATCAATAATGGATAAGGTAACTTATTCATCAGACACTACAGCAGCAGTTCCTGGAGCATTTTTATCATCCGCCGTTGCTGGACCTGGTGCAACAGGAAACACTTCATCAGGATATTTTGGTGGTGGTTCCCCAACTCGATCAACAATGGATAAGGTAACTTATTCATCCGATACCACTGCAGCAGTTCCTGGAGCAGCATTAAGTGCCGCTCGTGGATATCTTGCTGCATCAAGTGCTAGAGGAAACTCATTACCACAGCCACCAGCAGAAACTCCAACACCATCGACAGTGAATGTGACAGCACCAAACACAGGATACTTTGGTGGTGGTTCTCCTGGTCCACTATCAACAATGGATAAATTAACTTATTCATCCGATACCACTACAGCAGTTCCTGGTGCAGCATTAAGTGCTGCTCGATATGCTCTTGCTGCTACAGGATCTTCAACAGCAGGATACTTTGGTGGTGGTGCTATTTTTCCTGGTACAAGATCAATAATGGATAAATTAACTTATTCATCAGATACCACAGCAGCAGTTCCTGGTGCAGCATTAAGTGTTGCTCGTCGTTCTCTTGGTGCAACAGGATCATCAACAGCAGGATACTTTGGTGGTGGTTCTCCTGGTCCATTTTCAACAATGGATAAGGTTACTTATTCCACCGATACCAGAACAACCGTTCCTGGAGCAGCATTAAGTGCTGCTCGTTTTTCTCTTGCTGCTACAGGATCTTCAACAGCAGGATATTTTGGTGGTGGATTTACTACAGGTATAGTTTCAACAATGGATAAGGTCACTTATGCATCAGACACAACAGCAGCAGTTCCTGGTGCTGCATTAAGTGCTGCTCGTTATGGTCTTGCTGCATCAAGTGCTAGAGGAAACTCATTACAACCAACTTTCCAAACAACTCCATTAGTAGTTACTTCAGACACTGGATATTTTGGTGGTGGTTTTAATGGATCTGCTACATTATCAACAATGGATAAGTTAACTTATGCATCAGACACAACAGCAACGGTTCCTAGTGCAGCATTAAGTGCTGCTCGTTATCGTCTTGGAGCAACTGGTTCTTCATCAGCAGGATATTTTGGTGGTGGATTTGCTACATTTTCAACAATGGATAAAGTGACTTATGCATCTGATACCACAGCAGCAGTTCCTACTGCAGCATTAAGTATTGGACGCTCTTCTCTTGCCGCAACCGGATCATCAACAGCAGGATATTTTGGTGGTGGGTTTACTCCCTCTCCTTTGGTTTATTCAATAATAGACAAAATTAACTATTCTTCTGACACATTAACTTTCTTTCCTGGTTTAGTATTAAGTGTTGCTCGCCGCGATCCTGCAGCAACAGGATCTTTAACCGCAGGTTATTTTGGTGGAGGTTCTGTTCCCGGCACACCAGTTTCACCACATTATTCAACAATGGATAAGGTGACTTATGCATCAGATACCACAGCAGCAGTTCCTGGTGCAAGATTAAGTGCTACCCGTAGTACTGTTGCTGCAACAGGATCTTCAACAGCAGGATATTTTGGTGGTGGTAGTCCTGGCCCATTTTCAACAATGGATAAATTGACTTATGCATCAGATACTACCGCAGCAGTTCCTGGAGCAGCATTAAGTGGTGCTCGTTATCTTGTTTCTGCCACAGGAAACTCAAACTCAGGATATTTTGGTGGTGGTCGAACTTCTATCAGTTATTTTTCAACAATGGATAAGATCACTTATACAACGGACACAAGGTCTACAGTACCAGGTGCATCATTGAGCGGTGTTCGTGCTTTAGTTGCTGCAGCAAGTGCTAAAGCAAACGCATTGCCACAATTAACTTATTCTACATCATTTGCAGTATAATTATTATAACATTTAAAAAACCTATGATTGAAAATCCTTTATCCTATATTTTAATAAAACCAAATATCATTAATCAACAAGGTATTGAAGAAATTATTCAACACATTAAATCTACAAATCCTACTGACCTGGCAGTTTTTGATCCACAAAAATCAAATGAAACTGGTGGAAAAGAATGGATAGTTGATAAAACTATTCGTGATACACAACATATTGAAATGGGTGCAATTCAACCAAAAATTATTGATTTAATGCACAACGTTGTAAAAGAAGTTGTAAATCCTTTTTATGGTGTAGAAATTTCTGAAAGTGAAGTACCACAAATTTTATCTTATGGAATTGGTGGCCATTATCGACCTCACATCGATGGAGAATCTTTATGGAAAACTCCAGATGGTGAACTAATTTGGAAAAAATCTACTGAAAGAGATTTGTCAATGGTCTTTTATCTAAATGATGATTTTGAAGGTGGGGATTTTATCTTTCCAGATCTTAAAATTCGTGTAAGACCAGAACCTGGAATGATGGTTTGTTTTCCATCTAATCATCATTATAAACATGGTGTGGAACCAGTAATAAAAGGAAAAAGATATTCTATTGTATGTTGGGCAAAGGTTAAAGGATTTCCCACAATGGAAGATCAAAATAAAGAATTATCTTTGAAGTATGGTATCGAAATAAATAACTAAAGATTTTTTTTAATTACAATGCAATATATTAAACATTATTATGTTGATGAAAACAGCAATGCATTTTGTTGTGAATTTCCAGAACCTTCATACAAAAGACATCCATATAAAGAATATAGTGGATTAAGTGTAAGAATTTGGTTAACGGACTCTGAGGGAGTTGATGTTTGTTTATCAGAACTTCCAGATTCAACACCAGTATCAACAATTACAAGTTCTTGCGGTAAAAACGCAGTACAGGTGCTTACAGAAACTGAATTCAGTTCAGTTGCAATTCCTTATTTTGAATCCCAAACACTTTCTATGGAAGCACAAGAAGCAAGGAAAAATGGAGATGAAACAATATCATCTGAAAAAGAATCTGCTTCTTCTACAAAATTAAATGAAGCAATTGTAGCACTTCATAGTCTTTAATTATTATTAGATATAACTTATCTTCAACGGAGACAAACCTAGTCTACTTGTGTTTTTTATAAATGTCAAGTCCTTGACTAATATGATACAATATATAAATTTAGAATCTTAATAATTATATGAATTTTACTGTTTATTCCAAAGATGGATGCCCATATTGCTATAAAGTTAAACAAGTTCTAGAGTTGACGGGAAGCAATTTTGTGGTGTATAATCTTGATGAGCATTTTACTAGAGATGAGTTTTACTCTGAGTTTGGTGAAGGTTCAACATTTCCACAAGTAGTTTGTGATGATCAAAAACTTGGTGGATGTACGGATACTGTGAAATATCTCAAAGAGAAAAAAATTGTCCAATAGTAACATAAATAATTCAGATCACAGAAATCGTGGTGTTGAAGTACTTTTATATGGGGGTAAAAAGAAGCAAACCTATCCTTTCCATATCATCTTTGAAAAGATGGTTTGCTTTCTGAGTCGGGAAGTAACCATCTATTTTGAATTTTCCTTTCATTTTAGGAAAAAAAGTAGTTTCCCGGAGAAAAGAAATGTTAGCAACTAGTTTAGTTTTTGGTTGTTTTTTAACCATCTTGTTTCTTATAGTGGGACTTGTAACTGGTTGGGTTGCTAGAGAATATATGATGAACTATCAAGATCGTCCAAAACTTCATCCAGAATTTTTTGATGAAAAAGGAAATGTAATTCCAGATGAAGTTCTAGCAATTAGTTTCAACCCTGATTATTTTGATGATTTTGAAGATGAAGATGAGGATGAAAACTAAATATTATAAAATTAATGTATGCTTTGATTTTTTATGAGTACAACCGCAACAAAAAAATCTTTTAAAACAAAAACAACTCAGGTAAAAGAAAAAACCGAGTCAATTGAATTACCTGCTAATCCTTTTATTTTTGAAGTATTGACCCTTGCATCTAAGCAGAGAACAAATACTAAAAAAGTAGAAATTTTACAAAAATATAATCACCCTTCTCTAAGAGCAATTTTTATTTGGAACTTTGATGAATCCATAATTTCAATGCTTCCAGAAGGAGAAGTTCCATATTCAAGTGTTGACCAGCAAAATTCATTTTCAGGAACTTTATCTGAAAAAATTGAAAATGCTGTAGATAAAATGGAAGAAATTGGAACAAATTCCCTTGGATCTCAAGATCAAGGACGTTCTTCAATTAGAAAAGAATATACAAAGTTTTATAATTTTGTAAAAGGTGGTAATGATGGATTAAGTTCTCTTCGTAGAGAAACAATGTTTATCAATATTTTGGAAGGTCTACATCCGCTTGAATCTGAAATTTTATGTCTTTGTAAAGATAAAAAACTTCAAACAAAATATAAAATTACAAAAGAAATTGTTTCTCAAGCATATCCTGACATTCAATGGGGAGGGCGTTCGTGACAACTACTACTGTTACACAAGAGAGGACGCTTAAAGTGGAATGGACAGAGGAAGAAAAGAAAGATATTCCACCTCGTTATGGTTGTGAAATTCTTCTTGAAAAAGCATCAATAGATCAACTGAAAGATTCATCATTTCCAAGTGATGCATACATTGTTACTTATCACGTAAATGAAAAAAAATATATGGATCTTTGTAGGGGAAATCGAATTCGTATTTTTGATCTATATTATGATAAGTTTGGTGCTGGATCTATCCAAAAAATTGATTGGGGTTATGGAAGAGTAAATCCAAGACTTTGGGGATATAAATCTGCACCCAAAACCAAAAAGCGCAAATAATTTACAAATTGCTGGAAAAATTTTCCGGCAATTTTTTTTCTATAAGGTTTTTAAGAATATATTTGACTATATACTGTAATGAGTCTATAATGACTCTACGTTCATCAGAGAAATCTGACGCAAGTAGGACGGCGGAACGGGACGTTCATTCGCTATTTGCAAATAGCGAACGCAAACCGCCCGAAGGAACGGGACTAACCATCTCATTCTGGAGGAAATCCTAATGGCAAAAATTACTTATAGAGGTGTTCAATATGACACTGAAGTTCGTCGCCAACAACAAGCACAACAACAACCCCAACAGTATAACGAATCATACCGTGGAGTAAAATTCGTAAAGGAGGGGAAGTGATGAAAACGCAAAAATTAAATTTTTTACAACTTATTAAAGAAAAAAAAGAAAAAGAACAACGTCGCCATTTAGCATCTCTTTGTAGCGCAGGACATTACGTTTCGGGAGTAAAAAAATGATGTTCACGGTTGTGCAAATTGCAACTGCATCTGCAGTTTTTATAACTTTAATTTCTCTTTACATTCAAATTCTTTTTAGGTAGATTCTACATTAGAAACCAATGGAGGGTTGATACCCTCCTTTTTTTATGATATGATATCCTTAGAGAGTAACATCTTATGGACAGAGAAAAACTAAAATTGATTGTTCGTAATCTGGAACTACTTGTAGATTCCTTAAGAGCAGAAATTTATTCAGATACTGAATCACACAAAATTATTAATAATCAGCAAAAATATTTTGATTATGACGAAATTTTTGAAGAATCAGATGACTAAAAGAGCAAAGAACCTTGTTAAATTACTTGAGCGTCTTATACAACAAGATCATCTCTACTCTGGAGAACAACTCAAAGAGATGAAAGCACAACTGCGTGTCGTTAAACAAGAACTCGCAGAACTGGAAGCAAAAACATCAAAAGGATTTGGAAAAAAATGAAACCTATTAAATCAAAAGATCTCCTAGAACTTGATAACCGTCTTAAAGTTGTAAAACTTCAGTGTTATCCGATTCCAGAGCAAGTCATTTGGCAAGCAGGAAAGGGTGATTACTCCGAAGTTCCTATTCATGAAGTTGATGTCCCCAATTCTCAGAAGTGTGGAGAGTGGATTGTTGAACAACTTCTTGCAAATGAGCGTGGGCACTGGGGACCACTAGAGCATCCTCAAATTACATTCTCTTGTTCTGGTTTTGTCCATAATGTAATTGTTCAGGCACGAACTCACCGAATCGGAACTACATGGGATGTCCAATCTCAGCGTTATACTGGTAAGCGTGTAGTTAAAGTTGCTAAGCGTGAACTTGATGTTGAGGAAGTCTTCTACGTTCGTCCTGCAGGGTTCTATACCAATCGTAAGGGCAAGAAGTATGAATGGACTGAAGAACATCGTCAACGCAAACTGGGACGTATTCTGGGTGAATGTGAAGAGTATACTGAGTATTATGAGCAGGGTATGTGTGAAGAGCACATTCGTGATTATCTTCCTCAAGCAATTCGTCAGAACTTTGTAGTGTCTTTTAATCTACGTTCTGTTCTTCACTTCATGGATCTCCGCTCAAAACTTGATGCTCAACTTGAAATTCAAGCACTATGTGATGCTTTTGTTCCAGAACTTCAAAAGTGGACTCCTAATGTTTGGAAATATTATGAAGAGAAGCGTCTTCATAAAGCACGACTTAGCCCCTGATAAATAAAAATATCTTGAATTGGTAACATTTATGCCTCTATACCCTGTTAAAAACTTGAAAACTGGTGAAGAAAAAGAATTAGAAATGTCTATCTCCGAATATACCCAGTGGAGAAAGGATAATCCGGACTGGGATAAGGATTGGAGTAAAGGATGTGCATCACCCGGAGAGGTTGGAGATTGGCGTAATAAGTTAGTCTCCAAACATCCCTCTTGGAATGATGTATTGGATCGTGCATCAAAAGCACCAAAGTCAAACGTTAAAAAACTCTAACATGGCAAGAAGAAAAAGAGCAGAGCAACCAATCGGGGTTGGTCTTACTACTCGTCAAATGAAGCGTAGAAAACCACTAAGTGCAGAATACTTAGTTGATATTGACCCATTAACAGAAAATCAGAAAAAACTTTTTGAATCATATGCAAATCAAAAACATCTGGTTGCCTATGGTTGTGCTGGAACTGGTAAAACTTTCATTACTCTTTATAATGCTCTGAAAGATGTTCTTGATGAAAGAAGTCCATATGAAAAAGTTTATCTAGTTCGCTCTCTAGTCGCTACAAGAGAAATTGGTTTCCTTCCTGGAACTCACGATGATAAGGCAGACATTTACCAAATTCCATATAAGAATATGGTAAAGTATATGTTCCAAATGCCTTCTGATGCTGACTTTGAGATGCTTTATGGAAATCTCAAATCACAGGAGACAATTAAGTTTTGGAGTACTTCATTCCTTCGTGGAACAACTCTTGATAATGCAATCATTATTGTAGACGAATTCCAAAACTTGAATTTCCACGAATTGGATTCGATCATTACCCGTGTTGGTGAAAATACAAGAATTTGTTTCTGTGGTGATGCTACTCAGTCGGACCTACAAAAGACAAATGAGCGTAATGGTATTGTAGACTTTATGACAGTATTGCGTAAAATGCCTTCATTTGATATAATTGAATTTGGTGTAGACGATATTGTTCGCTCTGGACTTGTTAAAGAGTATATTCTTGCAAAAATGGATGCTGGTTTTTAATGTTTAGTCATGTTGATATTGAACTCCCTAAGTTGGAGCGTGAAACAATTGATGGTGTTAGGTACTATACCGTTCCTGGAGAAACCGAACCAATTAAACTGGTTTCTATTACTTCAGTAACAAGTCACAAAAATCGCCAGTTCTTTATGGACTGGCGTAAAAAGGTTGGAGAAGAAACTGCAGATAAGATTACGAAACAAGCAACCAGTCGTGGAACAGATATGCACACACTGGTTGAAAACTATCTTTATAACCGAGACCTTCCTCCAGTTCAACCTCTTTCAGAGTTTCTATTTAAGATTTCTAAGGGAGAACTTAACCGCATAAATAATATCTATGCTCTTGAAGGTTCTCTTTATAGCAAACAGTTAGGAATTGCTGGTACTGTTGACTGTATTGGAGAGCATGATGGGGAATTGTCTATAATTGACTTTAAAACGTCTAAAAAACCAAAACCAAGAGAGTGGATTGAACATTATTTTGTTCAGTGTATGGCTTACGGATGTATGCTATATGAACTCACTGGTATTTCAGTTAAAAAACTTGTAATTATTA